ATGGAACAAATGATTGAAATGATGAGTCAGACAGGACAAGGTGTTGCAGGAAAAGTATCTTTAGAAGATGCTGATGATGATGGTGAAGAAGGTGGAGAAGGTGGTGGAGAAGAACAACCTGACACAAAAATAGTTGCTACAGGTATGATTTTCCCTATTTTATGTCATGAGATAATCAAAGGATTAGAAGAGGCTAAAGGTAGACATGGTCATTCTAAAAACCCTGATGTTCGTGAAAAAGTTAGAGGTGCTGTTGATGTATTATCAAATGAACCGATGCAATTGAGAATAGGCCCTGAAATTGTAGAAAAAATAAGATTTGCCTTACCCGATGAAATGTTTGATGAATCAAACAAAGGCCTAATAAACTGGTTCCATATCTTGTTATACCAAGTGCCAGCTCAGGAATTTTTGGAAATCGTAGGTAATGCTATTTCTGAAGACCAATCTAAAATCAGTAGAGCAACTTCAAGGTTTGAAGAAATTATGAAGGAAGCGATGCAGATGAAAGAAGAGTTTGAGAATTACAAAGAAGAAAATGACACAGAATCGGACAGTGATGACGATGATGAAGATGACTTGGATGATTTCTTAGGTAGTTTGGGTATATCGAGACCCAAATAATGATTTGTGACTAAAGAACAATTAATTATAGAAGTAACGAAGTGTATGAGGAATACTCCTTATGCACTTCGAACTTATTTACAGACATACGATAACACAGTTTCAAAGTATGTTCCCTTAGACCTTTTTCCTGACCAAGTAAGTTTGATTGAAGACTACGATAGTCACAATGAAAATATTGCATTGAAATATCGTCAGGCGGGTGTATCAACAGTTACCGCAGCTTGGGCTTCAAAAAAATTGGTATTTGCCAAAAAACAAAAACCTGAAAAGATTCTAATCATTGCCAATAAGTTAGATACATCTGTCGAGATGGCTAACAAGATTAGAAGTTTTACAGAACAGTGGCCGGCATGGGTCGGTGTTGGATTTTCAAAAGAAAAAAACTCTCAAAGACACTTCAAACTTACAAATGATTGTGAAGTTAAATCTGTTGCAACATCTAAAGATGCCCTGAGAGGTTATACCCCAACCATTCTTATCTTTGATGAGGCGGCGTTCATTGAGGCTGACGGAGATTTCTGGTCAGCGTGTATGGCCTCACTATCTACGGGTGGTAAGGTTATTGTTGTTTCAACTCCTAACGGATATGACCCAATCTATTATGAAATCTATGACCAATCTTTGAGAAACATGAACGATTTCAAAATATCTGAAATGTTTTGGTATCGTGACCCTCGTTATACAAAAGACCTTTTCATGGTTAAAACAAACGATTTGGTTCATTATCTTCTTAACAGAGAAGAATATTCCAAAGATTTGATTGTTGATTTATCGATTGAAAATCCATATGAAAGAGACCATGCTGTTACAACAGATTATATAGAACAAGGATATAAACCATGTTCCGCTTGGTTTGAAGGAATGGTTAAGAAATTGAAATTCGATAGACGTAAGGTTGCTCAGGAATTGGAATGTAACTTCTTAGGTTCAGGTGATAACGTATTTGAATCTGAACTTATGCAGAATATTGCCAAGAATATGTTAAGAGAACCATCAGCTAAGTTGATGGGAGGGTCTCTATGGATATTTAAAGAACCCGTAAACGGTCACAAATATGTTATGGGTGTCGATGTATCACGTGGAGATTCGGAGGACTTCTCGTGTATCCAAATCATTGATTTCGATGAAAGGGAACAGGTGTTAGAATATGTTGGAAAAGTTCCACCAGATGTTATTGCAGAAATTGCGTATAAGTGGGGAACAATGTATAACGCATATTGTGTTGTGGATATCACAGGAGGTATGGGTGTTTCAACCGCAAGAAAAATGCAAGAAATGTCTTATGGAGGTGGTTTGTATGTCGATAATGTTGACACAAGTAATAAATGGAAATGGGACCCCAAATTAAATGAAAAGATACCAGGTATTAACTTCAATAGTAAAAGAGTTCAAATTATTGCGGCGTTTGAAGAAGGTATGAGACATGACTTTAGAGTGTATTCAAATAGATTATACAACGAAATGAATACTTTCATTTATATCAATGGAAGGCCGGACCACCAAAAAAATCATCATGATGACTGTATAATGGGGATTTCTATGGCAATTTATGTTGCTGAGAAATCTTTCCAATCTTTAAGTAAAGTTGCAAATCATACAAAAGCCATGTTAAATTCTTGGACGAGTAATGTTCACGAAAACAGAAATACATCTGATTTCTTTAATCCAATGGTTTCACAAATGGGTCAAGATTCAAGAGTATGGAATAATGGTGCATCTAAAAAAGACTACGAAACATATAAGTGGTTATTCGGAGGTCGATAGTATTTATATTATCGAAGTATTAAGTAAAATTGTATCATGGCAGAACAGAATTTAACAGTTTGGCAACGATTATCCAAAACTTTTGGTCCAAATTCCCTTTTGGGTCAAGATTATCCAACTTTCAAGTTTGATAAGAAAGAAATATTACGCACAAAAAGTAGAGAAGAATACGAGAAGGAAAAACTTCAAGCTCAACAATCATTCTATTTAGCGGGTCAATGGACAAAAGTTGAAAATAATTTATATTCTCAAGCCATCTACTATGAGCCATCAAGATTATCTGCTCAGTATGATTACGAATCAATGGAGTATACTCCTGAAATTTCTGCCGCTTTAGATATCTACGCTGAAGAGTCAACAACAACAAACGAAGATGGATTTATTCTTCAGATTTATTCTGAATCGAAAAGAATCAAATCCGTATTAGCTGACTTATTCAATAACGCACTTGATATCAACACTAACCTCCCGATGTGGACAAGAAACACCTGTAAGTATGGTGATAACTTCATTTACTTGAAGTTAGACCCTGAGAGAGGAATCGTTGGATGTCAACAACTACCAACAATTGAAATTGAAAGACATGAGGTAGGTGCGAGTCAAAAGATTTCAGTTCAGATTGAAAAGACTGAACCGAACAAAGCCTTAACATTTACTTGGAAGAACAAAAACATGGAATTCCAAACTTGGGAGATTGCTCACTTCAGATTATTGGGTGACGATAGAAAGCTTCCTTACGGAACATCTATGTTAGAAAAAGCAAGAAGGATTTGGAAACAATTATTACTTTCTGAAGATGCGATGTTGATTTATAGAACATCAAGAGCTCCTGAAAGAAGAGTATTCAAAGTATTCGTCGGAAACATGAATGATGACGATGTTGAAGCATATGTTCAACGTGTTGCCAATAAGTTCAAAAGAGAACAAATTGTTGATAGTAAAACAGGAAACGTTGATATGAGGTTTAACCAAATGGCGGTTGACCAAGATTACTTTGTTCCTGTTAGAGACCCTGCAGCACCAAGTCCAATTGATACTTTACCTGGTGCTACAAACTTATCAGAGATTGCCGATATTGAATATATCCAAAAGAAATTGTTAACAGCACTTCGTGTTCCAAAAGCATTCTTAGGATTTGAAGAAGTTGTTGGTGATGGTAAGAATTTATCTCTCCAAGATATTAGATTTGCCAGAACAATTAATAGGATTCAAAAAAGTATGTTGCAAGAACTAAACAAAATTGCAATTGTCCATTTATTCTTATTAGGTTTTGAAGATGAATTATCAAACTTTACTTTAGGTCTTTCAAACCCATCTACACAAGCTGACCTATTAAAAATTGATGTTTGGAAAGAAAAAGTATTATTATACAAAGATTTAGTTTCAGACCCAGGTAATGGTATTCAAGCAACTTCATCTACATGGGCTAAAAAACATATCTTCGGTTGGTCTGATGAAGAGGTTAAACTTGACTTACAACAACAAAGAATCGAAAGAGCTGTAGGTGAAGAATTGAAAGCAACTGCAACAGTTATCACCAAGACAGGATTCTTCGATAACATCGACAAGCTTTACGGAACAACAACAGGAACCACAACAACACAAGGTGCTGAAACAGAAACGGAAAGTCCCCTACCATCATTTGGAGGAGGAGGCGAACCATCTGGACTACCTGAACCAGCAGGAGGAGAATTAGGAGGGGGTGAAGCTCCACCACCGGCAGAAGCGGGAGGGGGTGAAGCTGAAGTAACACCTGAATCAAGAATGAAGGACTTTAATATTTTAATTGAAAATAACATGATTGAGGGCGATGAATTCCTCGATTTAGGAAAAGCTAGAGAATCTTTAGGAGAAATTTCGAAAGAATTGGATAAGTTATTAAATTCATAATATTTATATTCAAATACCAAAAAATGACTTTCGGACAAGTAAAATCCATTATTGAAAAAAATCTTATTGAATCGTATAGAAACGAGAAAGAATTTAAAAAATCTTTAAGAGAATTTAAGGAAAATGTTCTCAACAGTAAGTCGTTGTCCAAGGTTTATAACTTGTATGACCAACTATCAACTTCTCAAGGTCTTAGCTCTTCTGATGCGAACGAATATCTTAATGAAGGTATTAGTCTTATTCAAAGATTATTACCAACAATTAAAATGCCAAAAAGTATATCTGAAAGTAATTCTAATTTATACTCAGATATCGACACTTTAGTTTATATAAACAAACTTAATATCCACGAAAGATTACAATCTAGGAAAAACATTATTAAAGTTTTGACCTCAGAAAACAAAATTGTAAAAGAGTCTATAAAAATTCCAATTAGCTCGATGGTGAAAATTGCGAATCAAACTTTGGAGAATTATGTTGATACAATGGATGAGCAATCTAAGAAAACTTTTATTGAAATTCTAAAATCTGATGGTGAAAATCTGAAAGAAGATTTTTCTGTATTAAAAGAAAAAACTATCGAAAAATTGAATTCAGTTCTTGGTGAGCAAAAAGAAAGTGATATTATTGAAAAAATAACTGAAACAATTAACAAATTAAAAGGAGAAGAATTCAATCAAATTAACTATTTTAAATTAGTTAATTTAGAAAAGAATTTATAATTCGTTAACTTTTCTTTGTTTATAAATTGCTTTTAACTTCTGAGCTCTTTTCTCAACAGAGTTTTTTGTGAATTTTTTTCTATTCATCAACTGTTGATTCTGTTTGGTCTTGATAACTTTAGACTTCAAAGTCTTAAGAGCTTTCTCAATGTTTTCGTTGTTTTTAATTTCTATAATTAACATATTCTGAAATAAATATTAATGTTTTTTGTAATTTTTTGACATTAAGTTTTATATGTCTTATTTTTATTAAAATAAACTATAATAACATGAAATTTAATGAAAAAAGGAAAAAGTGTAAAGTTGAATCTTTACAGTCCAATTAAATCAGTATATGGTACTGTCGATTCAAAAAATTTGAAATCAATTTACATTAATATCCAATCTTGGGTATGTCCCAAAAACGACCACGATAACTGGCATAGGGTCGTGTGTAATCTCAATCGTGAAATAAAACATTCAGTATTCAATTCAATATCGCAAACAGTTTTTATGGATAAAAGCATTGTTGATTTAGATTTAAGAACGAGTGGGATTTCAGTAGGAAAAAAATCTTTTTTTAATTTAGAAGTAAATTTATACACGAATGAAGAATTAGACTTTAAATCTCAGGAATTAAAAGACTCGGTTAAAAGAATCGTTAAAAACATTTTTACAAATAACCTTACAAACAATTCTTATTTTGATTTTTATAAAACCAAAAAGTAAAATAACAACTAAACTTACTCAATCAGTATATTTATTTCTAAAAGAGTTATGAAGAAATTAAGAATTCTTGAGGCAAATGAATCAGGTCATGGGATTTTGATTGAAATGGATGCAGGTTATGTGTCTCCTCGTGAAGATATGAATGCCGCTTTTTTAAAAGAGGCTGTCAAAATGGATTATAAAAATCCTTTTGAATTTTATGCTGTTCTACAAAAATATGACACTCCAAATAGAAATGGTAGATTCTATCCTGAAAGAATACTCAAGAGAGAGGCTGAAAGATATAAGAAGATGATTGCTAAAGGTTTATCAACTTCAGAATTAAACCATCCAGAATCTTCTTTAATTGACCTCGATAGAGTTTCGCATATAATAACAGACGTATGGTGGGATAAGAATATATTGATGGGTAAATTGAAATTACTCACTTCACCAGGTTTCCATGAAAGAGGTATCGTTTCAACAAAAGGTGACCAAGCGGCCAATCTAATGAGACAAGGGGTTACTATGGGTGTTTCATCAAGAGGTGTTGGTTCCTTAAAAAAGGTTGGAGAAAGAAATGAGGTTCAAGATGACTTCGAGTTAATTTGTTTTGACTTAGTATCTTCACCTTCAACACCAGGTGCTTATCTTTTCACAGATGTAAATGAAAGAGAAAAATATGAAGAAAATCTTGAAGAAGAAAAGAAAGTTTCTCAACCTGAAAAGAATTTAGACAAGTCTATTGATTTGATGAAAAAACTTACCGATTTTTTGGGTAAATAAAATTAAAATTATGGACGAAAAGTATTTTGTTGCAAAAATCACCTATGACCTTCCTGATGAAAACTCTGGAAAAATTAAAAAAATCAGAGAAGAAAAATTAGTAAAAGGTTTTTCAGTAACTGATGTTGAATCGAAGGTTACAAAAAAATATGAAGGATTCTCACACGATTGGAGAATTACCTCAGTCTCAGAGAGTAAAATCGATGAAGTAATTGATTAAAAATCTAAAGTGGTCCTAACGACCACTTTTTTTATTTTATTGAACTATTTATAATAAACTTTTTAAAATGATTTTTATTATAAATTACAGAGACCAAAGTTCCACACTTTTAAGTGCAACTACGTGGTCAGAAGCAACTGCATATGCAGAGGGAACAGGAAAACAAATCGGTTCTATCAATGAACCTGTAAACCCAATATTGGTTTTAAATTCTCCTCTAACTGACAATTTTTATCAAATTACTTTGAAGAACACAACTACAGGTGCTCTCTCACTCTATTTTGTATTTGAAGAGGATTACCAATCTTTGAATACTTGGATTGAGTCCCAAATATCTATGGAGATTTTAAATCTACAAAATATTCAAAGAAATTACGTTTCACTATAGGTGAAATAATACTTTTTTCTTAATTGACACTATTTATAAGTTAAATTAAACAATTTTTCTATGCAAGAAAATAAAGACGTAGTACAAGAGGCACTAATTCGAATGAAACAAGTCGAAGATGTAATCGCCGAAAATGCAAAAGGAATACTTGCTTCAACTATGAAGGAAGAAATCAACCAATTAGTAAAAGAATCTCTATCTGAACAAGATGATGACGAGGTTGAATTAGATGTAGACATGGACGATGACACTGAAGAAGTGGATATGGACATGGATACTGATAACGAAGACGAAGTCGAAATGGATATGGACTTAGACATGACTGACATGGATTCAGAATCTCCTATTGATTTAACAAACGCTTCTGACGAAGAAATTCTAAAAGTTTTCAAAGCTATGGGTGAAGAAGACGGTATCATTGTAAAGAAGGATGGCAAAGACATTCATCTTACTGATAACAATTCTGACAACGAATACTTAGTAAAACTTGGTGAATCTATGGAAGAAGAAATGGACGAACAAGAAGAAGAAGACGAATACGAAGAAGAAGAAATGGACGAATCATCACATTATGGTGGTAAAAAAGGTGACATTTCTAAATCTCGTAAAGACTACATGGAAGAAGACGAAGATGTAGATGCGGTTATTGAAAAGTTATTCTCATCGGATTCAGATGACAGCGAAGGTATGGATGTTGAAGATGAAGATGAAGAGATTATGTATGAAATCGAATTTGACGAACAAGACGATGACGACATGGAAAGTGACGACGACATGGATGATGTTGACGAAATGGAAATGGACGAGCAAGAAGAAGAAATGGACGAGCAAAATTGGGAAGAAAGCTTAGATGAGGCTTACAGTCACAAAAAAGCACCAGGAATTACAGGAAACGGACCTAAGTTCTCTTATAACAAATCTGCTAAAGGTGGATTTAAAGAAGATAAGAAAGTAGGACCTAAATCTGTAGGAACTGGTAAAGCTAAGTTTGAATACAAGAAAGGCGCGAACATGGAAGGAAAATCTAAAGTAGTTAAAGCTGAAACGAAAGAAGGTAAATTCGGAGGCAACAAAGGAGACGATTCTCGTTCTAAAAGAGACTACGAACAAAAGTTTGGTGGCAACAAAGGTGACAAATCTAAAACTCATAGTGGAAAAGATTATGAGAAGACTGAAACTAAAGAAGCTGCAAGAACTTATGGTATGGGTTCTAAAGAAGGAAGAGGTCTTAGAAAAGGCATCACTAATAACAGAAACTATGTTTATGGTAAAAATGGTGTAAAAGTTGAATCTCTTGAATCAGAAGTTAGTATGTTGAGAGAAAAGAATGAAGAGTATAGAAAGGCATTAAATGTGTTTAGAGAAAAATTAAATGAAGTAGCAATCTTCAACTCTAATTTAGCATATGCAACTAGACTTTTCACTGAACATTCAACAACTAAGAAAGAAAAAATAAATATCCTGAGAAGATTTGACGGAGTAGAAACACTTAAAGAGTCTAAATATCTCTATAAGTCTATCAAAGACGAATTAGGTCAGGTTGATTCAAAATCAATTAACGAATCAGTTGGAAACAAGATAAACAATACAGTTTCAACTGGTTCATCAACAACATTGATTGAATCAAAAACTTATGAAAATCCACAATTCTTAAGAATGAAGGATTTGATGACAAAAATTAAATAAACAAAATAAAACAAAACAAATATTTTAAAATGGGAGCATTATTAGAATCAGGTCTTGTTGGTAACATCGGTCTCAAGCACCTTAAAGTTATCAAAGAAGACACAATCGGAAAATGGGACAAATTAGGATTCTTAGAGGGTCTTAAAGGTCACATGAGAGAGAACGTAGCTCAACTTTACGAAAACCAAGCGTCATACCTTATTAACGAAGCTTCAACAACTTCAGATACAGGTGCTTTCGAAACTGTGGTTTTCCCTATCGTTAGAAGAGTTTTCTCTAAATTATTAGCAAACGATATCGTATCAGTACAAGCTATGAACTTACCAATCGGTAAATTGTTCTACTTCGTACCTAACATTCAGAACTATGAAACAGGTGGTGATTACAATTCAAACGAAGGAACTCACTATTCTCCTTATGGAGCACCTAATGGACCGTTATCTCCAAACGCTGGATATAACTACAACACTGGTAGAACATTGTATGACAAGTTCTATGAAGGTGAAGAACCAGCATTAGACCCACCAGGTTTATATGACTATTCTAAAGGTTCATTCTCTGCTGTAACAGGTTCTGCTGTAACTGCACAATGGAATAATGTAACATTAAACCTTGACCCTTACGATTATGCTGAAGGTAATTACAGAAAAGTATTACTTATCATGTCAGGTTTCGCATCTGATGGTGCTGGTAAATTAATCGGTCCTGATGGTCAACCAATCGACAACGAATCATTCTTATCTGATTTGACTATCTACGGTAGTACTGCTGGTACAAACGTAAATACTGCAGGTGGCGGTCCTTACTTATTTAGAGTTGTAACTCAAAGATATGGTAAAGGTATTGTTCAATACGGTAATAACAACTCAACATTAGTATTCCCTACATCAAAAACAGGTGGTGGTCAATATGACAACATTTGTGATGTTGAAGGACAAATCTATCTTGAAGTAGATTTACAAGTTCCTGCATGTATCTCTTGCGGTGGTTCAATCGACGGTTACACAGGTTCAACTTTCTCTTCTACAACTGTAATAAACCAAGCGTTTACACCAGTTTATAGAATTTATAAGAACTTAGAATTCGAAGATAAAATTGGTGAGGTGTCATTCGACCTTCAATCAGTAACAGTTTCTGTAACTGAAAGAAAATTAAGAGCACAATGGTCTCCAGAGATGGCACAAGACGTTGCGGCATTCCACAACATCGATGCTGAAGCTGAATTAACAGCTTTACTATCTGAGCAAGTTGCGGCTGAAATCGATAGAGAAATCTTAAGAGACCTTAGAAAAGGTGCAGCTTGGAACTTAAGATGGGATTACAACGGTTGGAAGAGATTAGGTACTAACGCAGTTCCTTACACTCAAAAAGACTGGAACCAAACGCTTATCACAGCAATCAACCAAGTTTCTGCTCAAATCCATAAGTCTACTTTAAGAGGTGGTGCTAACTGGATTGTTGTTTCTTCTGAAATCAGTGCAATTTTTGATGATTTGGAATATTTCCACGTATCAAACGCAGCTCCTGAACAAGACCAATACAACATGGGTATTGAAAGAGTTGGTACTTTAGCTGGTAGATATCAAGTGTATAGAGACCCTTACTTCCCACCAAACCAAGTGTTATTGGGACACAAAGGTACGTCTTTACTTGACACAGGTTATATCTACGCACCATACGTTCCATTACAACTTACTCCTACAATGTACAATCCGTTCAACTTCACTCCAATCAAAGGTATCATGACTAGATACGCTAAGAAGATGGTGAACAACAGATTCTACGGTAGAATCACAGTTGATGGCGTAAGAACATTCGACTTAAAAGAATTGAGATAATCTATTCTTTGACGATACAAAAAAGGTCCCCAAAAGGGACCTTTTTTTATTTGGATAATCGAGTTGAGTTTAATACACGTAAAGACTTTGAGATTATTTCAGACTCTTCTAGAGTGAATAAATTTTTTTGATAACACATGTTGATTGCCAATCCAATCATATAAACAGATTGTTCTTCATTAAGTCCATCAATAAGATTTGATATGTCGGTTGGAGAAAAGTATGAAATTGTTTCAAATAATTCTCCAATTGGTTGTTTTTTGTCTTCCATAATAAAATGTGTTGATATTTATACAAAGGTAATCATGTTAAAAAGAAAACAAATAAAAGAAGCCACAGGCTCTGGTAGTTCAGGAAAATTCAAAGTTCCTATTGTGTTAGCACCACAAGATTGGGAGGAGGACCAATTAGGTCCGTTTGTTGAGCCTGTATATCATTACACGAATGCTGAGTTAGCATATGAAGAGGCTGATGGGGATTTTAAAGAGAGTCCTGCTAAAAGAGCCGCAATTGAAAGAAGAACAAAAAAATTATCTAAGATTGATGATTACCTAAAAAAGTTCTATACAGGTCAAAATGATGAGGACGGTAGTAATATCGGTCAGATTGAAAATCCTGAAGAAATTATAAAACAAGCCGTGGGTCCTTTAAAAGAAGAGTTTCTTAATGAAGATTTAGCGGTATGGTTTGGAACTAAAAATAAACCGAAAGGAAGTAAACAACCTAAGGGTCCTTGGGTTAATATTTGTAGAAAAGAAGATGGTAAACATCCTCCGTGTGGTAGACCTGAGGCTAAAGATAAAGGATATCCAAAATGTAGAGCTGTTGGTGTTGCATCCAAAATGAGTGCATCAGAAAAAAGGTCTGCATGTCAACAAAAGAGAAAAGCAGAAAAATCTGAACCAAAAACAGGAACAGGTAACGCACCTACGATGACAAGTTATAAACCGAGAAACGAGGGAATTAAGAACTTGATTAGAAAAGTATTGAGAGAAAACACTAATCCAACTTCTTCAAAATAGTTTGGAGAGAATGTTGAATATTATTTTTAATTTCATCTTCTAAAAGTTGTCTCTGACCTTCTAAAACTTTATCAAAACTTTCAATAATTTGTTTAAAACCATTATTATCTGATAAATAAACTGAGTAACTATAAACATGGTTTATCAGGTTTATTGTATGATTTTCGATAACAATAAACATATTTTTGTTTTCATTTTTGATAAACCTTTTGTTGGAAATTGGCGCAAACGTCAGTTTGGAATCGGGGTCAGAAATTAATTTCTTACAAATCTCAACAGTTATTTTTTCCTCTTCAGGTATTGGGAACGAAGGGTCAAATCTTTCTTTTAAAGTCAGATATATTTTAAACAATAGACGAGGGATATATCCCACAACTTTATTTTCCATGTGACAAATATAAGGAACTATTTAAAAATTAACAATAGGCACCTGAGCAATGTTTTTTACCATCTAATCCAGGCATACTTCCTTTACACACTTGAACCGCATATCCGTTCGCATATGCGCTTGGATAAACTTTAAATTTTGATTTTGCGGCCGATTTTCCTCTTGTACATAGTTTCGTTCCAGTTTTTTTCTTTCCTTCTTGAATATCTTCATAATCTACATATGATTCTTGTTTCTTTGTTTCATTCATCATGAAATCAAAAACTTGGTCCATACTAGTTTTGGCTTCACTAACATGGTCGTCAGCCCAATCGTGACCGTCTTGGATTATACCATCAACTACGTTAGGGTCTAATTTTAACAACATCTCACATTGTCTTTTAATTTGTTCTAAGTTACTAAAGAACATGTAATTTGTCGTTTGTTCTTCTTTCAATACTTTTTTTACTAAGTTTGAAATGTCCTTTTCTGTTAGTCTAATTACCTTACTCATTTTCTATTTACGATTTGGAATGTTAATTGTTTTTTATAAGTATCTTTCTCCCCACTAGTATTCACCTGTATGTCAACATAATATTGATTTGGAATTTTGTCTCTCATACTAAACATAAAGTAATACTCATTAGGGGTTCTATTAATTGGAGTCCAATCTTGAACCTGAACCTCAGTAGTTCCTTCTTTAACGTAAACTCTGTAGAATGCAGAAACGTCCAAAAGAACTTGTTGTGCTGTGTAAGCCTTCTTGATTGTAATACCTACCTTTCTAATATCTGAAGATAATATGTTCTCGTTCTGTAGAATACCATAGAATTCAAATCCATATTTTTGAGGTTCTTTCGAGATAGAACCAATCTGAACTCCAGCACTATAATTCTGTAATGTAAATTGATTTGTTACATTTGGTAAGTATTGACCATTAATTGAAAGATTTTCCCAAACATCATAAAAGTTACATGGAACAGGACAAGACAAAAACGCATTTGGAACAATTACCTCATAAACACCTTTTGTTCTCAAACAAGTTGTTAATGCTGATAAACCATCCCAAAGTTCTCCATCTCTACCCTCAATCCTAACAGTTGGATTGTAATCTAAATTAACTAAATCACCATTCTGATAAACATAAAGATAAAGTTTGTTTACTTGATTCTTTAAAAATTGATTTCTGTCATCTTCAATTAAGTCATCGTATGTTGTTAGTAGATATGGTTGATAGAATGTTTGTGTGTATTTTGAAAAGAATGCAACACTATAACTGTCAGTCAAACCTGTTATGTTTTCGACAGCAGGAACGTATGCTACTCCCCAACCTGTAACGCCTGTAATACTACCACTTAGGATACCGTTTATTTCATCGGTCATATCCATGTTAAGGTCTTCATTACCAAGGTCAAAGTGTTGAGCCGCGATGATTGTAAGACCTGAGTAGTTCACAAGTCCCGTATTTCGGTTGTCATAGACCCCTGGTTGAGACCAATTCCTTATTGTGGTAGTTTGATACCAATTGGAAGGACGAGTCGAAAATGCCCTACTATCTACGTAAGTTAGGGGGGACATACCACCTGTGGCTGATGTTTTGTTAATGTTGAAGTCATTGTAGTCGTATCCAACACCTTCATCCCAAAATTGTGGGTTTCCTGTATCACCTGAAGTTTTCGGAATTCTGAATAATATTAAATCGAATGATGTTGCTCTTCTTCTTTCATCTGACATGAATGTATTAAGTAACTCATTATCAAAAGATGATGTGTTTGTCATCTTTAAAGTGTGAGTCATTGCGCTTGTGCAGCCTGTTGAGATTATACCTTGTTGAATATCATCGATTAATAGAGCTAAGTCTAAATCAAACAGATATCTTGTATAACCATAGTTAGGAACTACGAAATCTGATGCTCCGAAGTTTAATTGAACTACAGGATTTCTTGCAGTGTTGACATACGAATTTGAGGTAATCGTATTGTTCTTATCGATATATGACCTTAAAATTGACATCTACTTTATCAATAAATATCAATTCAAACGAATATTTTGATTTAAGATTTTTTTAACTGCTTGTTGTAGTTCTGTAAGGATATTGTCGACTGTGGTTCCGTCTTGTGTAACGGGAACTGGAGGTAAACCAGGGTATGCGTGAGTGTGTGTTACAAGGTATCTGACAATTAGATTAATAAGTTCTAAAAGTTCTTCACCTCTCACCATACTTGATGTGTTTGGAATGATTTCGTCAAAGAATGTTTCACCTGATATTCCATAAAGTGTTCCGTCAAAATTGATTACTTTTTTACCTGGTATTGATGATTTGTGTGAAAGTAAAAATACATTATCTGAACCAAGGGCTCCGAATGTAGTTGGACCGGCTTCGTATGATTGTTGTTCGATTTCTTCAATCTCTGTTTTGGTTGGTATACCTACAGTATTGTTTTTCCAAATTAAACCAAAACCTGGCTCATCATTTGGATTCAATTTGATACCAGCATAAATTTCTGATAGGTTTTTTTGTATTATATCAGTATTACCTGTTGGACAAACTGCGGATGGAACAGATTGAAAGTTTGCAATATTAAATGCTGGATTAAGTTGTTCTGTGGTGATGTTACTTGGTCTGAAATAAATTGGGAACTTGTTAGTGTTTTCACTGAACAATCTTACCCCTGTTCTTGTTGTTGTTCCATCATTACATGCTCTAATAAAATTATTGATAAATTGAATTGTATCTAATTTTGATTTTAAGTTGAATGATTCAGATGCGACTAAGTTTTTTAAATTTTCAGGTAACACCGAAGATGAAGTTAATTGTTTCGAATTTGTTCGAGAATCAGGTTTCAATTGGTATAGGTAAACTGCCCCACAGAATTTTTCTGCATTGTTCTCAGGGTTTGTGATAACCCATTCAATCAAATATTTTACTTGAACAGTAACTTCAAATGTTTTTGTAACTGTTTTGTTTGGTGCTGTTTTTTTAACTCTATCAAATTGTGATAACTGTAAAAAGGCTCTTTTGTCGTTTGCGGTGAAGTTGATATTGGATTGCGGAATCGATTTGTATTTTCCTGCTCTTAACAATATATCTTGTTTCTTCACAATTAAGTCAGCATTTCCTCTACCTAAAATGGCGTTGTCACCTGGTTCAGGATATAATCCAACCTCTGATTTGTTTGGATAACTTCCATCTTGGTTTTTAATATTACGTGGGGACTTAAGTTGCATTCCCGTTCCCGTAAACTTATCACCACCTACGTTGTATTGGTCGAATAAAGCATTCGGTGAATAGAAATTATTTTGAACGTAATATTGGTTTTGATATTTGAAGTCTTTGTTTACGTAGATTATTTGAATAATCTCATTATTTTCAGGAACTTGATATACAAAATAAGGTAAGAGAGGGTTGAAAACAAATGGGTCTCTTGCAGTCCATGGGTCTTTTTGGGGATTCCAATTTTCAACTGACTTGATAATATCTTCATAGTTATCAATTCTTAACCTAGCACGAACACGTCCCAACATTAATGGGTCTTGGTTATCGATAACCACACACTGAAAAAATATTGAACTACTCATTATTTACGTGAATCAAATTCTTTTAAAATTCTATTATAAGTTTCTTCAACTTTGTCTAAGTGGTATGTTGATGCAATTATATTTGCTTTAATTACATCAAACTCATCACTTAGTTTTTCCATCATTTCAATCAATTTGGCGTTAGGTAAATTTTTTAATTCACCTAAAATCATGGTAATATTTTCTAACTCTTGTTTTTCCATAATCTTATCTTGGAAGTGTTACCCATCTTGGAACACTGCCGGTTTTGTCAGGAACAATAAATGTATCAGATACACCATTTTCGGCTTGTTCATCCTTATCACCTTTTTGCATTGCTAAAAATGCCTGTAGGTTTATATTTGGTGACCCATCAGGTAATGTTCCTGTTGGTATACCTAATTCCTGCATATATTTTATACCATTAATGGTTGCTCTTTCAGGAGATTCTCCTGGTAAGAAATCAGATAGAATTGCTAAGATTACAGGTATTTTAGACCTTGGTCTTGGTAATCCGTTCAGAATGTTGATAATATTATTAATGTTATCTAATAGAGATTTACACTTTCGATAATCTTCTAATCCTTTGATAATTTCACCAGCAAGTTGAGTCGCAATACCAACTAATCTCAATATTTTCTTATATCTTTTCTTTCGTTCTGAATTCGATATGTCTTCAATTATTGCACCTAACAAACCAAGTATGTCTTTCTTAAGTAATTCGAAAAGTGTTCTGATGAATATCGCACCAATTTTAGAAATAACTTCAATACTGAATTTTTTAAATTTTTTCAGAAAAGATGTTGCGTCTGTAATAATGTTATTAACTTGGCTATTAGTTGTAGTTGCAGATTGAATTTGTGTGTTTGCACTTCCAACTGCGGTATTATAATTATTTACGGCTGTTTTTTCTAACACGTTTGTCATTACCATAATAGGTAATAAAGTCTTAGGACTTAGGGCAGCACTTGCAACTGCTAAAGCAATATTTTGAATCAGATTATTTCCAATAGAACCCGCTGCGTTGAAATTACTATTTGTGTATAATTTCCAGTTAGGGTTTTGGGTTACACTGTCAATGATGTTCTCAATAGATTTAACTTGTTGGTCTATTGTTAGACCACTTAACTTAGCACCTAAATCTACAAGTTGTGCTGTTATGTTTGCAGAATTTATTGGAAGCTTTACGTTGTCACAATCTACAAGTTCAATAACACCGTTTTGAACATTTGATACTTGTAAATCGATATTTCTCAAATCAGCTTCTGTAAGTTCAAAGAAACTATCATCAATACCATCAAGTTCGGCTACTTTGGAAACACCGCTTACATCAATTTCTCTTCTTGAGTCGAAACACAATCCTAAAATTCTCTGAGCTATCAAATAGAATCTTGAACCTTGAGAAATTTCACCTGCACCTAATCCTGCTTGACTACTAACAAAATTAAATAGAAACTGCATGATTTGGGTTCCTAAGTTTTGTGTGTCAAATAATTTTATGGTGGAAAAATAATCATTAAGAAACTCACCAACAGTGTTTCCTGTTGTTGATAGTTGATTTGGTATTTGACTACCAGTTCTATCAATTAAGGCAACTTTGAAAAAATCACCGAATACTCCAAACTCATTTGTTCTTTGGTATTGGATATCCATTAGATATTGTCCGCTAGTTCCTTGATAAAATTTTTGATATGTTTGTTGAAATGATTGGTTGGGTTGTGATATCAATTCGTTCAACTGTTTGTTCATTGGAAAGTATTTTGGACCAGCGTATGGTTTGAAAACACCATCTGTAACTTCTGGTTTATCTTGTTCGTAGAAAATTGAACCAACTGGTCTATCAACCTGTTGTTTTAACATACCACTTGCTAAACTAACCAAATCCAAGTTTTGAACTGGTATTGTAATTGTGCTACCTGATGGTAGTAAATCTAATGGTGTTACTTGAAAAGTGGATGCGGGGACTCCTTGATATTTTTGTTCTGAGGTGCAACCTAAGCTCTTGAGAGCAGCTTCTTGTATAATTGATTTAATCTCAGGTTCCGATTTTATTGCGGTCTGTAAAATTAAATCTCTAACGAAATTTTGTGTATTACCACTACCACTTGTCAATCCTATCAAGTCCAACATATTTCCCATTGATGTTGGAACTTTTCTCTGAAATCTTTTTTGTTGTTTGGATATTTTATCTAGTTGTTCAGATACTTTTTGAGAGGCTGGTTGTTTTGAATTTGCAGCTTGTCTTCTAAGTTTTTTTTGAGATTTCGAAGTTTCTGCATAAGTGTTTATTGCAGACAAATTACTGTTTGCCTGTTTCGCAGCACTTGATACATCAACAGATTGACTTTGTTGCATATTATCTCAATTTATAGGTCTCTTCATCCGAAGAAACATCTTTCTCAATCAAGTTTTGTATTAAATCATCATCCAAATCAGAAAGTGTAAATGATTCTGTATTTGCATTAGATTTCTCCCAAATACTTGATTGTAATTTGGAAAGACTGATTTTCTTTTCAACACACTCGTTTACGATTTTTTGTTGTTTTTCAATCACTGGTCCAATTGTTGTCATGTCTTCTGCGTCCTTTAACATGGCCAACATTTTATTTTGTATTCTAATAGCAGTATTTCTCTGCTCTACTAACTCATTATAAATCTCTTGCATTAAAGCAAGAATCGATTCTTTACTGAAATTTATTTCTTTTCTCTGTGGTCTAGGCATATCTATAAATAGTTTTTTATTGATTTTTCATCCTAGTCTGAATTCCGATGTATAGTTTTTTGAATTTTTTGATAGACCCACGAATTTCTTTTGTGCTAAGATTGGTCATCTCTCTTAAGGATAATAGAATTATGTTTTTGTTGAATTTGTTATTTTCGTTACCACTAAAAATAGTTTCATAGTTGTCAAACAAATCAACTAAGGCAAATCCTAATTTTTTTTCGTTTTCATTCAAATTTTCACCATCAATAAATTCTTTCAATTCGGAAACATATTCAGTTAGAATTAGATTAGTGTCAACAACATCATCATCAATTCTGTAAATCATGTCAGGTCTTTCTTGAATCGATGTTGATATGTCTTCGTATGATACTTTTCTGTTTGTTTCTTTTTGGTCTTTGATGATTTGACCCATCAAATAGTTTTTACATATTGTTCCAAAATAGGAATATGCCTTTTTGTTTTTTGAAGGTTTGAATTTCTCTACCTTCGTCATTAAAAATGAGTGAGTATCGCAATGAATCTCTTCAAAGTTCATGTCCTTACGATATAGTTTATATCGTCTTATGATTGATGAAATCATCTTGTCCAAAGGGGCTCTAAGGAATTCGTTATAAATTTTGTTCCGTTCCATAGAGTCCTCTGTTATCAAAAATTTTCTGACAGCGTTTTCTTCTCTGACATCAAAATAATTTTCTTTTACAGCCTTTCTACCCCTTTTTTTTGATGAAACATCTTCTGTTGTTGCAGTAAGAGTTTCTGACATTAGTCATTTTCTGGTTGATATTTTATGACTCTGTCGTCAGTGAAAAAGTATTCTCTCTTAGCAGACGCAATCCAAAATTTTACTTCATCTTCTAAAATTTTATCATCACCATATCTATATCCCCAGAATATTGAACCTTCTCTTAAGTTTGAGTGTCTATATCCTAAACGAGGAATTGTCATAATTGAAACTGAGTTATACGTTAATCTTAAAAGAAGTTCGTAAACAAAAGTTAATTTTATTGAAGGTTTGAATCCTCCAAAATCTTGTAAAACTTCTTTCTTAATAACAGAACCTGCTGTTTGGAAATTTTGATATTCTTGTAATGTATCGTTTGTTAGGTATCCAATTTCTTGTGAAAAGTTTGCTGCGAACGTAGCTTCATTTGTAAAACCTGCGAAAGCTTCTTTCTCGTCAGTGTCAACTACGATAGGTAAAAATATTTGAACTTCAGGATATGCTTCCATGTATTTCTTAACATTTTTAAACCAAATTAACGAATACTCATCGTCAAATTCGAATAAAGAAATCCATTTACCTTTAGCGTTTTCGACACCAAAGTTAACTTGAGCACAATAGTTTGGTTCTTTATCCCAAAGTAATTTTGTTACATTTATATTTCCGAAATCATATTCATTCAATAAAGTTACTAATGTTTCTTCTTGAGTATGAACGATAACAAGTTCTTCGAATTCGACTTGTTGTGTTTGAAGTGACTTAATAGCCTTTTCAAAATATTCATTAAAATCTTTTGCTAATGCTGACTTGATTGGTAATATTACCGAAAGTGATAGTTTGTTATCCATATTATAATTCAGTTTTTGTGATTTGTTCTTCGAATGAATCTGCTCTTGTTGTTAAAAATGTTTCAAACAAATTAACGACACTAGTTTCAAATTCTTGTTTATTTTGGTATTTTACCGCAGTTTCTTTCATGTGGTCATACAATTCAGGTTTGATACCGTCTTCTAACCAATTTTGAATAAAATCAGCGATGAAGTCTGACATAAGTGTTACATCAGTAACCCATATCCCGTTATCTTCTGTCATCCACTCAGGATGTAAGTCAGGGATTTTACCGATTGTTGGGACGCCACAAGCCATCGATTCTAATGGGAATGTTCCGAATCCACTTTTATCGTCAATCCAAATACTTAAGAAACATTCTTTCAAAGACTTTGCAAAATCTTTTTCAGATAAACCTCTTAAATCTCTGAATGTAAACCATCTGTATTGTGGAAACTTCAAATAGAATGTTTTGATTAAATTAACCGCATCGCTTTGTTCTTTTGTGTGAACGGCAATTATTGGCATTGGAGGTGTAAGTTTTGGTGAAAAGCTCTCTCCGATGTATGGTTTAACAATATCAAAGGTCGATTGTCTCATTACTCTTTCGATATAATCTTTTTGAAGATTTGAAGTTGTAATACATTTGTAGAATCCGAACTGAGCCCATCCTTGACCTGGTTGTAACGTTTCTAACATGTTGGAATATTGTTGTGTTAAAACAATTTTTGCACAAGGTAGTTTTGAAACTTGTTCCATAATGAATCCAAAAATTTCAGGAATGATTAAAAAATCTTCAGGAGATATTTCTAAGTTTTGACCTTCGATTGCTTTGTGAGGTAATGTCATATATTCTTCACCTAACCATGAGGCGACACCTACATAGTCATTCTTTTCGTGAAGCATAATTGGATTAAATCCGTCTTTTCTAAGAGCATTTGCCATTTGATAAATTAATCTAATAGATGCCTTAGCATTACCTTTTGTATCTTGAACAAAAAAGTAAATTCTTGCTTTTTTCTCTCTTAAATTTTGAATTGAGAGTTGAACTTTTTCTGTTGCTAAATTTCCCATATTAATAGTGATTGATAAGTTTTTTATTTAATAATGAATTGAATGCCAGTTTGAATGGAATCGTAGTTTGTGCTGATGATTTGATACCTAATTTATCGTCAATATCATCATTTTCGGAGAGAACTACCTCAAGTAACATTTTTACAAGTTCGAACTTAATTACGTTAATTCTCATTTCTGTTGCACCTGTCATTGGTTCTGAAGAAGGACTATCTGACATATCGAGATACCTTTCAACTTCATCCAAGTCGACAAAGTAATTTTCATTTAAAAATTTAATCATTTTATTTCTTTAATTTTTTCTTCAAGTTCTTTCAATTTTGAGATTGAATACTTTGTTTTAATGTCTGAGTTGTATGTTGTGTCGTATTTAACCACAACTTTTCCTTCAGGATGGTTTAATAATAATTGTGGATTTGCTGTAAGTAAAATGTCTACGGAATCCCAAAGAGAATTAATTGTGGATTCACTGTAAAATTTTACAGTTTCAACCAAACACCCAAATTTAGATATGAAAAATAAAGATGCTGGTTTAGATTTACCCATTTCATCTGAAACAACAAGAATGTCGTGTTCGTCACGCATGTTTAAATAAAAATCGTTGAAATCCATCATTGATGAAGTTTCAACAGAACCAGCGTGTCCAAAAATTTCCATCGTATGTTCTTTGTATAGGAAATTATATACATCATCTTCATCTTTAAATGCGAGATGTTCTGAAATATTCAAGGTAGTCAAATCGGAAATAACTTTGTATTCAAATTCAGTTTCTTCTTTAAACGGATTTTCTATATACCACTTTTCATATTCCTGTTGTATTTTTCTTAATGTGTCTCTTAAAACGCCATTAAGTTCAATTCCTATTTTCATTCTTCGTATCTTTTTAAAATTCCAGTAATCAAAGGATTTCTTACAATATCTTGTCCACCAAATTCAAAAGTTCCGATATCATTCATATCCTGAAACTTTTGCAATGCATCCCAAAGACCCGTATGTGTTTTATCTTTGTGTCTATCAAATTGTTCTAAGTCTCCTGAAATAAAGAATTTAGAGTTGAATCCAATTCTTGTTAAAAGAAGTTTCATTTGACTTGGAGTAGAATTTTGTGCTTCTTCAAAGATTAAAATTGAATTGTCAATATTCATACCTCTCATGTAAGCTAATGCAAAAACTTCAATAGCTTCGATGTCTTTTAATTTTTCTCTTACATCTTTACCAATAATTTTATTCAAAAGATAATAAGATGGGAAAATATAAGGGTCTAATTTTTCTTCTACATTACCAGGGAGACTTCCTAATTTTTCTTCTGCCTCAACTGCTGGTCTTACGATTATTATTTTCTCATAAGGAGTTTCTGGGTCTACCAATAAGTCTACAGCACATTTCATTGCTATATAACTTTTACCGACACCTGCAGGACCTGAACATATTGTTATTTGATTGTTTGTGAGAATGTCATAATAATGTTTCTGACTCTCTGATAAAAATTTTTGTTTAGTTTTCTTTTTTACGATTGAACAAATTAAATCTTTTTTACTTTTAAAATTTCCCTCACTTACTGTGGGAGTTGGTTGTGGACTTCTTCTCGTCAATTTACTCATTTTTTCTATTTTATTTTTATCCGACTTAAATCACCTGATTTTCTCTTGAATATAGTATCTCCATCGGGGCTTTCATAAATCCATATTGTATTTTTGTCAACGTTGTCAACTTCAGACTTAATCCAATTATAAGTTAACTTCATACCCGTGTCCAATGGAAAGGATACATTGCTACCTATTTTTTCTTGATATAGTTTATTATCTGAATTCCTACCGTTAACCCCTAAGGGACATTTGAAACCATATTTTTGTATGAAATCATCACCCTGTAAATTTTTGATAGTTAGTTTCTTACCTGAAAGAGTAATTGCAATTTCTGCAAGTTTGTTTATAGTAACCATTTCTTCACTACCAATATTAACTGGTCCTGAGAAATTACTATCCATAAGTTCTAAGATTGCTCTTACACACTCATCAACATATAAGAATGAACGAGTTTGATTACCATCACCCCAAACTTCAATCTCATCTCCATCTTTAGATTCAGCAACTTTTCTACACATTGCTGCAGGAGCCTTTTCTCTCCCACCAGTCCACGTTCCTTGTGGTCCATAAATGTTATGGAATCTGGCGATTTTGACATTTAACCCATAATTTTTTTGGAATGCCAAGTATAATCTTTCAGAGAATAGTTTTTCCCATCCATATTCTGAATCTGGGTTCGCGGGGTATGCTGAACTTTCTTCACAATTAGGGTTTAATGAGTCTAACTGATTGTGTTCAGGATACATACATGCTGATGAAGAATAGAATATTTTCTTAACTTTTTTGATGACACATTCTTTTGCAACATTGAGATTAATCGTTGCTGAGTTGTGCATTACGTCTGCGTCGTGTTGACCTGTGAATATATACATTGCTCCACCCATGTCAGCGGCTAGTTGGTATACTTCGTCAACATCTTCTTCAATAACTAATTTAACAACATTGGGGTCAGTTAAATCACCAACAATAAATTCGTCACAGATTTCATCTTGGAAGAAATATTCGTGTTTTTTTAAATCACAAATTCTAACGTGATTTCCCCGTTCTTTTAGTTTTTTTGCGAGATGACCTCCGATGAAACCACCACCACCTAATACAACTATTTTTTTCATTGGTTTTCATTTTTAATCCAGTAAACTCCACATCTGTCTACTGTTACTAATGTATCTTGAATGTTTCTTGATTGTCTAAAGTCGTGTGTGCAATCTCTTGCACCCTTCAAACAAAAGTCATCGATAATACAAACACCTTTGTCTACGAGTTTATCGTAACAAGAATAGAATACATCATGTGTTGATTCATACATGTCACCATCCATTCTTAAGATTGCTAAATTCTGAACTAATTCATTATTAGGTAATGTTTCGCCAAAAAATCCTTTAATGAAAATAACTTTTTCATCAAGACATTTGAATATTTTAAAATGATTTTGAACTTGTTCTAAAGAAATTGCTAATTTTGTTTGGGTATAGTGTGTATCTCCATCGTCCTGCATAAATTTTCCACTTGGTTTTGGTAGACCGGCAAATGAATCACAAACAAAAACTTTTTTGTCCATACCATACATGTCACAATATAATTTCATGAATATAGTTGCTCCACCTTTCCAAACTCCAGTTTCCATTAAATCTCCTTCAATGTTGTTCTTTCTTACGTAATCCAACATTTCGTGTAAATTATTCATTCTTTTTAAACCAATCATTGTAACCGCATCTTCGGGCCAATCTAATCCCTCAAGACGATGTTCATCTATTGGTCTTGCCATAATTTCTCTTATCACGGATTCTTCAGGAAAAGCTCCACTCTCAACCCAATTGTTAACTAATGTTGCGTCCCCTACTCTACCGATTATTACGTATTTTAGAAATTCTAATTTTAATTCATTACTCAATGACATAATTCTTATTTTTTAAAACTGTTAATCCATTATTGTTTTCATAAACTTTATATAATTCCCAAGATTGTCCTAATTCTGTTAATAAGAAATCTTCAACAGCGGTCATTAGTCCTTGTTTTATTCCTGGGTCTGATTTTACAAGAGCACTGGCGTGATTGTATATTACTTCATCAATTCTACCAAAATGTTCCGTATCATGAAGAACAATGTATTTGGATGATTTATTTGAATGTAATTCTAATTCTTTAATTAATTGATTGTAAGTGTGTAACGTGTCAATAAATAAAAGTTCAGTGGGTTCAATTTCTAACTGAAGAACGTCTTTCTCCTCGAAAGAATAATTGATTGAATATTCGTTACATAGATTAATAACTTCACCAATATTTGGGTTTGTTACAATATCATAACTAATCATTTTTTTGGGGTTAGAATAAACTAAAGGCCATGTCGATGAGACCCATCTAACACCCATTTCTGTAATGTGTGAACATTCTTTACCTAAATTGTATAAAGTTTCTAAATGTTCGTTAATATCTGAGGAGGTGCTTTTGTGTAGATTGTATTTAGCTAAAATTTTTTCCATAATTTTAATTTTATCAAATAATAGGATAAATCAAAATTATTTGTAGGATAATTTCTTAAGTTCAAATATTGATTTCATATACTCACAATCTTTGAGCCTATCGTATGTTTTGATTCTATAATGATAATAATTCGTTGGAGTAGTGTTGTTTACCGTCTGTATATCAAATCTTGGTGCGGGAACTGGACTAATACTCAGATGTCTTAATAATAAACCTAAAGCAACATCATCAATAAATCGGTGCTCCCAATATTCTTGTTTCAATAAAACTAAATCAACAACATTTTTTGATACAATAAATCCAGAACCTGACGCAAAAATTATACCGTGATGATTTCCGATAACTCCAGAATAAAAATTGTTTCTTGGTTTGTCTTCTAAGTAATCTTTTAACATTTGTTTATCAACATATGAACTTGAGTTTGTTCTGAAAATGTAGTCGTAGTCTCGATTTTTTAATAATTCAAAAGACTTAAGGGTTTTGTGCCCACAATTTATTAAAGATTCAGGAACATTTGTTTTAATTAAATTACCATCAATCTCATCCTTATCGTTGTTTCCTACAAGGAAAAATGTGTCAACACCATCGACCTCAACGGAATTCCAAGATTCATTTTGGGATTCAAAAAATTTGGTGTAAATTCCACCATCTAGGTGTGTTAAAGTTACTATTAAAATTTTCATTAATATAAAAGATTTACCAAGTTGTTAATTTCATTTTCATATTGTGTAAATGGTCTCAATAAATGTGAATCAATATAAAATCCAGAACTTACTCTTTCTGAGTTATATTTCCAATTTATTCTATCAATTCTTCTGTCGGCAGGACCATTCCAACCTCGTTTCAAAAAGATAACGTTTTTATTTATTTCATTATATTGGTTAACCTTTTCAAAAAGATACTTTTGGTCGGTATACCATGTTTCATTTCTGTTGTGTAGTAAATTACAAAATTCTTCCCATGATAGATTTAAATCAAAAATATTTTTGAACACCTGAGATTTTGCTGCAACGTAACACATTGGATACATGTTTTTTCTTAAACACTCAGGGTTGTCAGACGAGTGAATAACCATGTTTTCAGAATTTAATCTTGAACAAGTTCCTTCAAAATAATTTTTTGATAGTGGCAACATATCAATATCGGAAATCAAACAGTTTCCTTCTAAAAAATTTGCCAAGTAAAATCTAACAATTTGGGATTGTAGTCCAATATCAATACCTTCAACCTTTTTGAACTTTTTGACTAGCCCAAATTGGTCTTCATAAATTTCAGAATCTTCGTCAGAAATCAAACCAAGAACGGGTTTGACTTTGAAAACTTGAGACCATACCTTTGAAACTGTCGGCCAAAAGTCAAAATAATAAGGGTTCGTGTCAGAACCAATTAAAACGTAATCTAAGCTCATTTAACATAATTTGTGATTGCTCGCCAGTCTTCATTGACAGGAAGTTCATCTATACCAATTCTTTCTCCAACAAATCTCATATCATCTCTTTTGGTTGGAAAAGGTTTTTTCTCAAAAAAATCATCGTGAACAACTTTATCAAGTTCGAATGCATTATAGACCATTTTTAAAAAGGTTTGGTCAATACCATATTTGTTTTCTTTACCAACAACAAATTTCTTAATCATTTGTGTAAGTGGTAATTGTTTTCCTTTGATTCCCCACATACCAGCTAATATCCCCAATTTGTTATTACCATAAGGAATACCGTGACCTGGATGGTCTCTCATAACGTGTAAAGATTTTCTAGTTTCAATCCAAGAATTTACTGCATCTCTTTCTCTCAAATTAATTCTTGAGTCAGTATCTCTGAAAATTACAAGTTCACAATCGTCTATGTCTGCAGCAAAGAATCTCCAAAAACATCCATATTCAAAGTCATCGACTTTAATAAGAATGCAGTCAAGTGTTTCTAATTTGGAAATAGTTTCAGATGGAACTGAATTGTCATAATACAATATCATTTTCCAATCAGGATAAATTTTCCCCATAAGTTCGGCATTTCTTATTGCCCCAACATTATAGAGTGGTTTGTCTCCCCATAAACTAAAGCTAACGTATTTCATTACAGAACCACCTCCTTTGTCACTGTGTGACCTTGTGTCTTATGTGAATCGGCTTGAACGTGTTCAATCAAACCAGGGAAGAATGATACAGGAACTTGATGTAACAAACAGTAGAATGTAACAGCTCTTTCTTGAGCGTGTCCACAGTTTACATCATCTTTAAGATATCCGATAAGTGGAGATACCCATTTCATATATTTTTCAAATGTTGTATATTCGAATGTCACATTGTTTGTTGTTCCCCAAAGTGGTTCTCTACCAACTCTGAGATTCTCGGAAATAACCTGTCTAAGATATGGTTCAATATCAATTTTATAGTGAGATTTGATTGCTTCGAATAACGTTTTAACCCAATCAGGATTATCAATAAAATGATAATTTCTCATACTGAATGGGAAATAACTGATAATCTTCGGATTGTGTTTTAACAAATTATTAAGGAAGAATGTAAATCCGTCTTGTGGGTTGGTATCATATTCCAAAAGTTGGATATATTTTGTTTTACACATTTGGTGTCTCCAAATGGAATACCAAGCGGTAAAGGCTGTGAACTTTGGATATTGTTCGATGTTGTGTTTGAGGTCTCTTACAATAATTACGTTAGGGTAGTTTTCAATGTCTGTGAATTCTCCTTTTCCTACATACATAAAAACCAAATGTCCCATTCCATCGTATTTTCCTGACTTTATGTTGGATTTAATGATGTCTTGGTCGTGACACATTATGTATGTTGTAAGATTATTAATTTCTTCTTCTAAAAGAACTGGTAATATATCCTCATATTTTTCTGCAAAGATTTCTCTGTTCTTATCCCACTGTTCGTTTGTTTCACCAATAGAAAGGTGAGTTACCCTCACATCATAAGTTACACCAACGTTCACATCTTCCAAATAATTTTCAAATGAAAACGTTACATCATAGAAGTGGAACCCATCTACTTCTTCATTAAAGTTCTTTTTGATTTTTCTTTTGTCTAAAGAAATGAATAGACCATCGACCATTGTGGTTGGGGAAATCTTTCCTTCGTTTGTTGAATACTTTGATTCCCATTTTTTTCCATCTTTGGAATGGTTTACAATTCCTCTCATGGTGATTGGTTTTTCCCACCATCTACCAGTTGGAGGCATGTATGTGCTACCAGCTAAACCAATGATTCCATAATCGGTGGTTTGGAAATTAGATAATAATCTCTTACCCCATTTCTTTGTTTCGAATAACAAATCGTCATGACACAAAACAATTATGTCAGTTTTTGATTCTTCTAAGATTTCATTATAAACTTGTGATAATGATTTTTCTCCGTTGTTAATCTTTTGGATTATATCAACGTCAACACCACATGTCTTTTTTATTTGTTCTATAAATTTTGGATTATCTTCTCTTGTTGAAAATCCTACAGTTATTTGTCCCATTTCTTTTTGGCGGTTTTTATTATTTCATGTTGCTTCATCTCAGGATTTTTTTTAGATATGGTAATACATTCTAAGATAAACTCGGCAACGAGCCTTTTTTTCTCAAGTTTTTTTATGAGTTCGATAATATCATCTAAATTTTCGTAATACTTTCCCATGTGAATTTAGTTAAATACCAGTGCTTCCGAATCCATTGTCACCTCTATCTTGTTCATCAAAATTATCAGTTTCGATTAGTTGAATGAACTTTCCGTTCATTACAGGACAGATAACACCTTGAGCTATTTTCATTCCTTTTTCGATTTTGACAGGAGATAATGTTGAATTGAATACGATTACTTTGACTTCACCTGAATATCCTTGGTCTACAGTTCCTGGTGTGTTTAACACGGTTAAACCCATCTTGAGGGCTAATCCACTTTTAGGTCTAATTTGTAATTCATATCCCATTTCAAATTGGAAAGAAAGTCCTGTTGGAACTAATACTCTTCCGAGAGATGGAATCTCGACACTCTCAGTTGAGTGAAGGTCGAATCCTGAATCTGATGGATAATTGTATGATGGCATTACCGCATCATCGTTAAGTTTTTTTACCTTGACAACTTTCATTTGCATGGAGTCATATAACTGTTTCTCCATTTCATCCCATTCCTCATCTGTTATGTTGTCTACTATTTCAGAATAGTTTTCAGTTGGTTCGTAACCAGCCTCTTCTTTAAGTTTTTCGAATAAACTTTTTAGTTCTTCGATTTGGTTGTTGTCTAATACACTCATGATAATGTCATTAATTTTGATACTACGTCTATTAATACTGATACGTCTTTTTCACAATATTTTACAATTCCTTCGTAATCTTTTTTTACCCAAAAAGCTTCATGAACTTTATTTCCTGTAACCTCCATAGTCTTTGAAGATTCAACACCTAAACATACACACATTAATTCTAATGAAGCGATTGAACCATATCCACCGTATTGCCACAACTCTTTTGTGTCTAAAGCTTTTATCTCCCATGGTTTTGTGTCATGACCAGGAAGTATCTTTGGCGGAAGTAATCCGTTCATAATCATTCTTTTTGCTAACACAGGAATATCAAAACCCTTGACGTTGTGTCCACAAAGATAGAAACCTAAATTTCCAATCCTATGTAATAGTTTTTGAACGTCTTTTAAAAGTTTCTTTTCGTCAGGGTCACTGAATGATTGGATTTTTGTTTCACCACTATCTGTTACGAATGCGACTGAAACACAAGCAATTCTTGAAAACTCAGGAACAAGAGCTGCTCTGTTTACGAACATTTGTTCAACACCCTTATCAGCGTCTTCAGGAAATCTTTTTTGAAACCAGTCAAAATAGTGTTCGAACTGAAATGAAAGAGGCTCTCTGTTTTTCTTCAGAGAGTCCCAATTAGGTTCGATACCAACTGTCTCAATATCTAAGAATAAAAATTTAGTTAGTGGTATTGATATCATACTATAGATTTATAAAATTCTGCTCGTTCTTTTGTTACAGCGTTTAAGTCGTATTTGTCTTTTACTGTCTCGTAAAGTCTTTCACCCATATCTTTAACCATATTCGGATTCTTTACAAGTTTTTCGATAAACTTAGCCCAATCAGAGTGATTTCTATTCTCATCAACTAAAAGAGCGTTCCCATCAACAAAGTTACCATTTTCCAAACAATGTTTCAAATCTATTGTGTATGGACCTAAATTTGATGCGATAAGTGCTTTCTTGTAAAAACCAGACTCAATAACTTTCAATTGAGATTTCATTCTATTGAACATATGGTTTTTAATTGGTGCTAAAGATACGTCAAATTTTGAATAGTTTTTTGCATAAGATTGAACAGGTTTTGTCCATACACGAAGATATGATTCTGAATTTTCGTTTGAGAATTCTTCTTGGGTATAATTTAAAAGATATTTTTTATAATCTTCTGAAACTATAGAATAATTTTGTGTAAAGATTTTTTCATATTGTGCCCACACAGTTTCGTGAGGTAGAATGTTTCTTTTCTTATGTTCTTTGGTTTGAGCATTTATTTCAGTAACGGTTCCTCTTGTATCAAAACCGCAGAGAACGTATTGTAACTTGTCTGAGTATCTTGTTAATTTGCTGAATGATTGGTCCAACAATTGTAAGTCGTGTAAGTGAGATGAACCTCCTAACCAACCAATTCTGATTTTGTCTGATTCAGGTGTTGGTTCTTTGAATTGAGATTCATTTGGATTGATTGCGTTTGGAAACACAACAACATTTTTATTGAATTTATTGATTTCATCAGCAAACAACGGTGTTGTTGTTGAAACATATTTTGCTGCTTTTAGATTTGCAACAATTTTTTCATTGATTTTATTCACAACAATCATGTCATGAATAGGATGCTCTTTTCCTGGCATCCAATAGTCATCGATATCTGCAACAGTTGCAATACCACTTTCGTTAAGTTTTTGTATTAACTCAAGGGACTTTTCAAAGTCAGGACTAATATTCCTATGGAATGAAACAATTTGATAATCTTTGAAAAAATTCAAATCATTCATAGGAACATCATAAACGATATCAACATGGAAATCGTCAGGATATTGAGTTTGTAAAAAAATGTGAGGGTCTACTGACCTGAATTTGCCCACCCCTGTTCTGTCAGAGGGAACTACTAAAATTTTAATTTTTGCCATTAAATTGTATTATATTGGGAAATATAACACTTTAAAACAAATAAGAAAAGTCGTTAGGATAATTTTTTAACTTTAGTAACTCTACCTTCAAATTGGTGTTTTCCAACTTTGAATAGGAACATCTCGTTAGTTTTTTCAGTAGATTCTGTGACTAAACCATTTTCTTTCAACGCACTCCTAACTGCCTCGTTAATCATTTTTTGAATTACTTTGTAATCAATACCTTGAGATTGAACTTGCGGTTGAGATTGTGAAGTTTGTTGTTTTGGTTTTGCAGATTCAGGAACATAATTACCATTACCCTCTTTCATTAATCTCGAAGCCTTTTCAATTAATTCACTAGATAATGTCATCTGAGGTTGTTGAGGTTGAGAAATTGGATGTTCCATCATTAACTTTTTGATTTCGTCAGGAAGTTTTGAATTTTTAATCGCATCTACTGAAGGAACTCCAACTGGTTTTGTGTTCGGAACTTGAGACAAATAAGGTTGTTGAACTTGTTGTTCTTGTAAAAATTCCTGAGGAATATTGTATTTGGCTTGAGGGATGTCAAAATCCTGAGCCATTGGCATTGATGAATATGATGATTCAGATATTGAATTACTTCTTTTCATTTCATCATGTCTGTCCATGATGGCTTTTGATTTGATAAGTTTGTCCATTAATTGGTTCATAGATTAAAATTTTGAATTAATAATAACGCTAACCATGCTTTTGTCACCATTTATATTGTATCCAGGTTTCATTTCTGTAAAATTTTCTCCTGTTGGCTTCAAAGATAGAATTTTATCCAGTCTGAAAAGTCTCCAACCAGGTAATGGTTGCTCACCTTTGTAGGCTGTGTGAGAAGAACCTTCGTTATCCCACGCCCTTACAACTTTATTTCCCGCTTTACTAACCCCCAAACAGACAGGTTCAATATCTCTTAAACCACGTCCACCTGGTTCATCACCATCATAGTATATAACGCACTTCTTTTTGTTCTTGATACAATCAACAACATCATCTATCGATGCAAGTTCGCAAATTAAACCTTTGAGTGATTCTTGGAGTTTCATTAAGATATAGGAAAATTAGGGTAAGGTTTAGAAGAGTTAAATTTGTTTATTTTGATTTCATTTTTTCTTTCTATCACATCATCAATAGTTCCAGCAGCTGAATTGTAAACATCCAAGAATACACCAGTTCCTCTACCGAGTCTGTCCCCGTCAGCTAAAGCATCTTCGTTCGTTGATGAATATGGATTACCTGCTGCGTTGTAATCGTTTCTTGGAATTAGTTTTGCTCTTTCAGCGTCTGCAAAGGCAGTAAGTGCGTTCGGAACGTTTTGTGATAAGTCGACTGTAATTTCGTTCGCCATATTTTTATAATTTTGAAATTATTTCGTTTATTCTTTTAAGGCTTTCAGTAACCGCAGCATCATATTTTTGCATTGTCGATGCGTGTTTTTGAGAAGGTCTAACATTGGTGAAATCTTTCTTCTCATGTGGTTTAATAAACTGATTGGTCATACCAGTTTCTTTTTTATTATCTTTTGTAACCTTTAAAGTTTCTCTCATTTTCCTTAATTCGTTGTTCACCCAATTTTTCATTTGAACTCCACCATTAAGAACGAATGAACCTTCTTTATGATTACCTTTAAAATTATCAAAAAAGTTTTTGATTCTTTTCAGTTGTTTATAACTGATGAATTTTTTTCCTTGAAGTTCTTGGTTTCTTTTGTAACCTTCACTATCCTTATCGACATCACCAACCTTACTTAGAGAAACCCTCATGTGTTCTCTCATGTTTCTTGGAAATTCAATTTCTTTATCGTATAAACTTTTATTCACTTGATAACATTTTAATTAAATCTTTTTTAGAAAAACCTTGTTTCTCCATTTGTTTTATTAAAGATTTCATATTCTTTTTTAAAAATGAAGGAATTTCTTCATCATTTTTCTTTTTAGTGACTTCAGAGTTGTTTGAATTTTTCTTACCCATCAAAATATCTTCAACTACCTTAATCATTTTTTGTTTTTGAATTTCAGATAAAGTTGCTCTTGTTACAAAATTCTTGTCTTTTTTGAATTTTGAATTTTCATCTTTTTTTCCTGATGGGTCTTTACCTTGTTCTAAAGTTCTTTCCCAAGCATCTGGTTCAGCCATTTTTAATTCGTCTCTAAAATATTCAAAAGTTTCTTGACCATTCATATCTTTTGTTTCCTCAAATCCAAAAGCACCCGACATATCTTCTTCTTTAACTTCGTCAACAGATTCACCGTAATAAGTTCTGTAACCACGAGAAATTGGGTCGTTTGTAATTCTTGCTGCGGCAACTGTTTGGTCCATAGTTTTTTTCGGATGTAATTTTGGGTCTAATATTGGAATTTTAGAATTTGAAAATGCTCCGTCTATGTTAACCAATTCTTCTAACTCACCTGTAATTTCTTTCGATGATTTTTTCTTTTTTGATTTGGCACATTTATTCAAATATTTTTTGATTACCTCAACTTTGTCTTTTGGTATTTTCATCATTACATCTTTTTTTCTTGCTTCAGTTAAAGTTTCTTCTACAGAATAGTATAATGAATAATCATTTCCCTTATCTCTAAGGAAAAAATAATATGGCGATGAATAAAATTCTTTGTCTATAGTAATCATCTGTTTCTTTTTAATCTATAAATACTAAGAGATAAGGTATTTATCATTAGTTTATGTCATATCAGAATATTAATCAATACAATTATAGAAGGTGGGCGTTAATTCCATTCAATGAAATCACCGACATTTGCCTTGCATCAGATGAAAAAGACTATGACCAAGAGGTAGTTTTTTCTCCTTTGTTGATTGGTGAAAATGATGGGAATCGTATGCCGTTTAAGTTTGATATCAATCATTCGGCAACAACTTTATGTCAATCGGCAACATGTTCTTTTGATAATCAAACAATTGTTTCTGAAAACTATTGGAACCCAACTGATACTGACCCGAACTTTTGTCCTATAATCACTGACTTATGTGATGTTGGTTTAACAGGTATAGATAATGGACTTGTTAAAAAAATGTCTGGTGAAACAATTCAAATTAATACGGGTTTATATTCAAGTATCTCAGACAAATATAGTAGATACAAATATGATAGGAGAATGAAAATGCACCCTATCACAGGTTTTACCACAACCGCAAATAGACTTTGGAATGATAACTCATATTCATATGACTTGTCTTATTCAAATGAAAATAATAGTGTAGGATGGTTTGCAAAATTAAATGGTGGATTCTTTCAAGGATTTTATAAAATAGCCGGATATGATTACCAAGTTTTTCCTGAAAGAGTTAATTTGGGATGGACAAGTGAATTCTTGTTAAGATACAGATGGACTGGTGATACTTCTGTTGGTTTAAATAACAGATACCCTGATAATAAAGGAACATTCTTTTTCATGGGTGCGAGAGCTGAAAATAAATTCTACCACTATGCTGAAGGAAGTCCACCTCAAGATACAGGATATACAAGAGTAACATCAGGTTTGACCTGTATGCATACTTGTGGTTGCACAAGTAGTGCTAACACAGCCTCGACTTGTTATTCTGTTTACCAATTATCAGGAATTACAAATACAACTTGTGGATGTGGATGTCCATGTAGTTGCACAACATCAGCTCAATTTCCTGAGAAAGACCCATTGTATGATGGCGTTTCGAACGGATTATCTCTGAGGTTGAGTGGTGATAGTGGTAACCCGAGATTATGTATTAAGACATATAGGATTACAGGTGGTTGCGAATCTACAGGAACTTGTTTGACAGGATTGACATATGTCACTGGAACTTCAGTAACTGAATGGTGCTCTACGAGAGGTATCTTTGATGACTGTAGAAATACAACATATATCAATGTTGAACACTGGGTTCAAATCGATGCCGTGTTCCAACGTAATGAATATTTTTCAGGATGTGACCTTTGGGATAAAGGTGGTCTTGGATTAATTGTGTCGGATGAATATACCGCTACAACAGCCAATAACAGTGTAAGTTTAATTAAACCTCCAATAACCCACGCAGATGTTTATGACCCTGAAACAACTGAGGTGGTTACATTCACAGATATTTGGATGGAGGAGAAAAATTACAGATTGGGTAAGTTGAAACTATTCGTGAATGGAAGACTGTTCATGGTTGTTGAAAACTTCGAAGAAATTATTCCACACTTAGTTAACGTTGAAAAGGAAAAACAAATTGGTGTTGGTTATAACATTTCTTTAGGTGGGGGAACACAAGGTCTCAAGGATAACTTAACATTTTCAGGAACTTGTCCCGCAACGGTTGATGAAATAGTTTATCAACAAGACCCTGAATGTTTAACAACACATGACTTAGATAATACAATTTACTCAGGATTAACAACTCATATCAGACTTGAGGAAATTTTCGGTGGAAGTATGATAGGAGATATCAGTGCATTTAGAATGTATACTGAGCCCCTCAACGCTAGCCAAATCGCACATAACTTCAGAGTCTTAAAGGCAAGATATGATTTGTTAGACCCTAATTGTCCTAACTGTAGAATCATTGTTCCTGATAATGATTTGACATACTTAGCATTCCCTTGCAACGATTTATATTATGAGTCATACGATTGTCCAACACCTACACCAACAGTAACTCCAACGGTAACTCCAACCATTACACTTACACCAACAGTTAGTCCTACCTCTACGGTAACACCAACAGTTAGTCCTACCTCTACGGTAACACCTACTATTACTTTAACATCATCAATAACTCCGACAGTTACTGAAACACCAACTAATACTCCAACTCCGAGTATAACTCAGACACAGACTTCAACAATTACACCAACAGAAACACCAACAGAAACACCAACGACCACACCTACGGAAACTCCAACTCAAACACCAACCATAACTCCTACTGTTACTACAACAGAAACTATAACACCAACGCCAACTCAAACAGAGACTCCCACTGAAACCCCAACGAACACACCTACTTTAACTCAAACGCCAACTCCAACTAACGCAAGATTTTCGTTCTTATGTTGCACTGGCACAACGGCTGTTGAAGCTTGCTCTTGTTCTTCAGAAACTGTAACAATATGGGGTAATTATTCTAATTTTGATGAGAATGATTTATTTTATAATAACGCAACAGGTGAAGTTACTATTGATATGTCAGGATTTTATGTTTTTGGTTCAATTAGCATAGAATTGGATTCCAATGGTATTATTGTTGGGTCATACAATTTATGTCCAACGGTTACTCCAACAATCACTCCAACAATATCATTAACACCTACTAATACGCCAACACCAGGACTTAGTCCATCACCGACTCCTACTGTTACTGAAACCCCAACTAATACACCAACAGAGACTCCAACAATGACACCTACCGAAACTCCAACAAATACTCCTACAAATACTCCAACGAATACAGAAACACCAACAGTAACACCTACCAATACAGAAACGCCAACAAATACGCCAACAAATACACCAACTCCTACGGTAACTCCGTCTGAACCATACTTCTTATTATTTGAAGATGATTCAGTTGCTACCGCAGAAAATAACGATAATATTGAAATAGATATAACATAAAAAATAGATTAAAATGGCAAATACAAAAATCAGTGCATTACCACTATACACAGGAGACACCACGGGTGTTTACCTTGTCATGGATAATAGTGGTCTAACCGAAACCTTCAAAGTTTTAAAAGAAACATTAATAGGTTCTTCAGGAACAAGTGGTTCATCAGGAACTAGCGGAAGCTCAGGTTCTTCAGGAACATCAGGTTCTTCGGGTAGTTCTGGTACAAGTGGAATTTCAGGTTTGTCTGGTACAACAGGTAGTTGGACGGTGACTCCAGGGACTAATAACTACAGTTTTACAGTTGCTATTAATAACACATATAACTTATGGGTTCTTGGAAACATACCAAGTGGTATAATAGTTTATAATGCTACCGTAAGCGTAACTAATAATAATGTACCTGTAATTGGTGTTCAGTATGCATGGAATTATACTGGAGCGGGTAGTCCAATATTGTTAACAAGTATACCTGCACAGATTATAGGAACCGCAGGTGCAATATCCACCGCTTCACCTGCTGTAGGTACATCAACAAATACATTTGTATTTGGTATTGAAAACAATACAGGTTCAAATGTTACGGTTAATTATGGATATTTGAAAATAAGTTAAAATGTATACAACAGACTGCAATTATTTCAACATAACAAACTACAATAATGTCCAAGAAGGATATTATAGGTGGACAGGGTGCACAGGTATCGTAAGTGTTTCACCAATCAATACGTTGGACTCAACATACCTTTGTGCTAAAAATGTTACAGTCGAACAATATGGTGCACCCCTTACAATTGTTTTTGCGGGATTATGTCCATCGAATACACCAACACCAACAATGACACCGACAATCACTCCAACACCTGTCACACAAACTCCAACACCTACACCAACGATTACACCAACAATTACCCAAACATTTATCCCGAGTTACAACTTATGGTCTTCAGGATATTTTGAAGATGCTTGTAATTTAGTTAACATACCTCAACCAGCTAACGTTACAATCTATAGCACAATTCCTTTCACTTCATTAGTTGAAGGTGATTTTGTTTATGGAAACCCTGCTCAAACAATTCCACCTGATTCACCAGCAAATATTATATCAGATGGTGCTGTTTGGATTCAAATAAACATATTTAATGGTCAGGTCCTTGACGTTGGTATTTGTAATTAAAACAAAAGATTTAAGTATTTATAGACATGGCAGTATGTGGTGTAACAATTTTTAGTGAAAATTTAAGTGGTCTTACGGCAAACGTAACGTTTTACCCATGCTCAGGAGGAACCATATCTTTAGGTGACCAAGTGTTCCCATTCAACTATGTTGATGATTATTATTTTGGTCAGTTTGATTGTTATGTTCCCCTATATGATTACAACTACATATTAGAAATTCCTTGTCCATCACCAACATACGAATTAATTCCTACAGGTGAATTATTATATGACATAATTCCTTTGGATAATTTGTCTGCATTAGACATACCTAATGGTGAATTATTGTATGAAACAATTCCTTTGGATAATTTGTCGGCATTAGACATACCTAATGGTGAATTATTGTATGAAACAATTCCTTTGGATAATTTGTCGGCATTAGACATACCTAATGGTGATTTATTATACGCCATAATTCAAAATTAAATTTCAATAAATAAAAATTTCAATAAATCATAATATTTATAA